CCAGAGATTCAGTGTAGAATTGCTTTTGGTAGTAGGACATATCATCGAATGATAATCCAGCATCCAATATAGAATCCCGAATCATTCCAAATCTTTCGGCCGGATCCGTCGTCATCATCATGTCCATCGCATTTACAAAATTCCCACCCAAAGCAGCATTTAACTTGCCTGTCATGTTGGCGGCATCTTCGAAGGTATCGAACTTGTTTGTCAATTGAAGAACTTTCTCTAATTCCATGCCCGTAATCTTTGAAATGTGGGCCAAGTCTTTAAACGCTTGAACTCCTTGATCGCCAAACTTTGCCAAAGCCCCACCAGAGGCCGCAAACTTAGCTGCGAATTCCCCTTGATCTAAACCTAGCTGACGTGCGGTTGCGGCCAATTCTCCTTGAGCCTCTATGGCGCCGTCCACCGAACGACCCATCATTTTCATCGAATTCTGGATGCCTTGCGTGTAGTCACCGGTGGCTACGCCTAGCTCACCAGCAACAGCTGTGAATTCTCGCAGTTTATCTTGTTGGACGCCTGTCATCAACGTAAAATCAGTTACAGTTTTGATGAGATCTGTCTGAGCTTTAGTTGCGTCTTCTATAGTAACACCATACTCATTAAGAGCTTGATATTGACTTTGAATAGATTGGGTATATTCTGGGCCCAATTGAAGCTGTCTTTCAAATCCCTTAGTTAATGAATCAAATTGGAATACTAAATCTTTAGCACTCTCATAAAGCTTTGAAACCGCGGCCTCTACCTTCGCATCAAAAGCGGCATAAGCCTTTTTTAGTATAAGGGCTTCAGCTTGTCCACTTTGAAGGGCTGCAACCCACTTAACCGTGCTCTTAAAAGCTTCATCTTGAATTCCAACGGAAGCATTTAATTCACTCTTAATATCATGATAAGCGTCTTGTTCTGCCTTTAAATATTTTTCTTGCTTCAGAAGCAATTCTAGTCTTTCTTCCTCATCGTCGACGAGGCCTTCTAACGATGTTGATTTTGCGCGAAGACTGCGAAGCTCCTCTATATCCAGCTGGTTTTGGGCTTGTCGAAGAGTTTTTCTTATCTCATTTTGAATTAGACTTTCTTTCTCCCAATCCACAATTTTTTGCAAATGGACAATTTCCTCCTGGAGGGTGTCCACGCGTTTGCGGGTTTCTGCGCTGACCACCTGAACAATAGCCAAGAGGTCTTGGTGATTCACCAACTGCTCTTCTAAGATGGTGCGCTCCTCCCGGGTCATAGCTAGAATTCTTCCTTTTATTTCAGCGCGCTCTTCTTCGGTGGAGCGCGCCTCTATCAAGCGCTGGAGATCTTCAGGAGTTAGGGGATCAGCCAAAACACATTACCTCTATGGTTTACACAATAATTAGTTATCCACAAAAAAAGACAGGGCTTAACCCTGTCTGTTCTTTCCCACCATTTGAGGAGGGGGAGCCGGTTGATTATGAGACGATAAAGTTTGATGACTCGTGCTTCCTTTAGAAGCTTTTTCAACGGCTTCGTTTTCCCTTTCTATTTGTTTAACTAATCTCTCCACAAACCACTTACGTAGTCCAAGCGGTAAATTATAGGCTTCGGAGAATGACCAGCCACCAGAATATTTTAGAAAGAAGAACTGCTCATACACGTTCTCCATGTAATCATCGGTCAGGCCAAAAAAAGTCCGCCGTAAGCGGAACCTCCAGTTGCTGCGAATGATCACACTCGTTGCATTCAAAAAATTGAGTGAGATCTATATCGGGAGTTACTCTTTTATATACAAGCCGTAAATGCCGGGCGTCTCCTGAAGGGATGTTTTCAATGGCATAGTTGATAAGGTCTTGACTGTCATCGCCATTAACGGCCACAATAATTTGTTTAAGCTGCCGTGTGACCGCATTTTCTTCCAATCGTTTCTTTCTCGCATGTTCTATTTGATTAAGAAGGTTTTTCTCATCTTGTCCTGTTAGGAGTCGAAAAGTTATTTCTACCTTAGTTTGAGGAAGGGTGGTCATAAACGTTCCGTCTCCATGATCTACCACAGAACCAGGCTCTACATCCAGTCCCTCATATACTTCAGCCTCATTCAAATCAAATGAATATTCTTGCTGAGCGTTACAATTGGGGCACGTAACCTTAGTCGTGTATATATTTCCATAGCCAGAAACACGCGTGGCAATTAAAATAGCGTTCCTATCTCCCGTTAAAAGCAGATCGGGCGTAATCTTTTTATTTACAATCAAACTTTTAATCATCCTATCTATCGCTATTCCCTTTTTAAGGAGCGTTCGAGAAGTAAGCAGATCTTCTTCTTTTGCCGTCATTTGACGGATTTCAATACTTTCTTGTCCCTCAAGGGGGTGTCCCTCGGGATAAAACCTACCTTGTGAAGGAAGTTCTACAAATTCTGTTGGAACAACAAAGGAAAAGCCGCCTCCCCCTTCTTCTTGCATCATCTGCGGGGGTGGTTGTGAATCTTTTTGTTGAGCGCCTCCAGAGCGCTCCTTATTTCGTGACAATATACACCTCGTTTATTTTATGTCTATACGTTAAAGAATGAGGTGTCGCCCTCACCAGCGACGGCCACAGAGCCGTTAGCGAACGTTTGAATCCTAGCCCAATCATATGCTAGAGAAACCGTCAACTCGGTCAAGTCGTCTTCCCCATAGGCCAGGTCCCCGTACTTTACAGCAGTAATGAATGAGTTCCAAAGTGTCCACTTCTCTAATTCTGCACCATTTGAATCGATTTGTGTAATAATAACTGTTCCAAGTGCGCCAGCAGCCTTCGCCTTTGACATCGTGCCCATACTATCAGTGGTGGCGTCAGTGGGAGGAGAATAACCAGATTTAACCACAATATCTGAAAGTGTTGCGGCTACATCGGGGTCAACAGGGTCAACTAGAGTAACGTCCAAGTCATCCCACGTAACTTTGCCGGGATACTTGAAAGTATGGTTCAAATAAGCGTGTGCAGTCGTTTCAATCGCAAAACTAGGCTTGGCTGCAGTCTTAGCATACCAGAGAGTGGCGCCTCCGACAGGAGCCGCAATGCCCTGAAATTCTACATAAAATCTAAACTTTCTCTTTGGATCTTTTAAAGTGGTATCTTCACCGAAATTTGTTGACCAGAATGGCATGTTTGAAACTCCTATAATCTATTTTTAAGTAGTGTGGTGGGGGAAAAATCCCCACATCTTTAATCTTCGAAAGAAGCCCCCGTTGACATGATAACAAAGTCGATGGCAATGTACTCAATGGCGCGCGCGGGCTTAATCATAATCTTAGCGTACAAAATGTTCTGATCGATAAGATCTGGCGTCGTAGTGCTCTCGTCGAGAATGAGCTTATAATCTGTGATGCCAAATCGTGTCTTCACATTGGCGAGGAAAGGTTCAACCATAGAGATAAACCGGTTCCACGTTGCCTGAACATTTTGTTCAAAGAGAATCTTGGTGGAAAGAATTGAAATCTGCTTCTTCAGGAAGATAACAAGCCTTCTCACGTTAATTCTATCAAGAGCAGATTGACGCTCTTGAAGTGTCTTCTGACCGAAGACAACTATTCCACTGGAGGGGAAAGAGGCGATGGGGTTAATGTTACTCTCGTAAAGAGTGTCGCGCTCTTTAGAGGTGAGTCGTTGTGAAACTCCTGTGACCGGAATTCCTGCTGCTCCCTCAGAGAGACCGCCGCGGTTAAAGCCTGCCGGAGCAAACCAAAGTTCGGCTGCAGCCTCAGAACTGGCCAACACACCCATCATAGCAACACTGGGCGGAATCCACAAGAGTCGGCCGGTGTTCTCATCGCGTGTCTGGACCCAAGGATAGAATGTACAGCCATAGCTTGAATCAATTATGCGGTCTCGCAAAGAATTCGCTGCTGCGACGGGGGTGGTCCCAATTCTATTTGGCTTGGAAGCCTTGTAGGTCTCATGAGAGGGAATATAAACATTGGGCAAATCAATGACAGCCAATGAGTCAGCACGATCTTCACATACTCGAATCGCATGCGTCGTTAAAGAATCATTTGTAAGACCCGGAATACTCAAGAGGTTCATGTCTAGAAACTCAGGATCAGACACAGTGTCAATGGCGCGCTTATAAGTATGATATTCATAGCTATTATCTTCCGTGGCTGCTGCAGCCATCCCGTTATTATAAAGAGGATCGGGTTTGTTAATATTAAATCCGTCAAAACCGCCATAGAAGGGCGCAGTAAACTTATCATAGCCAGCATTTAATAGTTCAGTATAAGCTCCCGAAGTTATCGATGTTGAGGTAGCACGGGATCCCGATTGATAGTAATAGATACCCCCAGCCGATCCGGAGGCTATGTTGTCTAGAGAGAAAACATACGCATAATCCTCCACACCAGTTGTCGCGAAAGGATTAGTGGGATTGGCCCCGCCTCCGCCGGCAGTGGTGGTAGCATATCCCGAGTAAAGAGCCTTATGATAGTCGGCGATGCTTGCATCGGGCACTGTGCTGGTCGCCGTACGTGTAGTTTGCATTCCCCAGTATGCTGAAGTGGGATCGCTTAAGCCTCCATCGGAGGCCGAGAGGCGCAAACGCACTGTAGGGAACGCTAGTGAACCCGTGCAACAGGCGGCGCCGCCGGCAGTATTACCCGACTCTTCGGCTGCAGCAACACCAAAACCAGCTGACAGATAGACGACGCCAAGCGTGCCAACAAGGCCAGTCTCGTTGCCGGCGCGCGCCCCAGGCATGGAGTTCGGAATACCGATACCTCCCGTTAAAAAGGTGTTGGATAAGGTAAGGGGCTCCGTGCCGGTGACGGTGATGGCGCCTCGCGGCGATGGATTTGCCGCTCCCGTGCCCTGAAGATCATAAACAGTCCTAAATCTGGGAGGTCCAAAATATCCGAAGGGGAGTAAAGTGGGATCAGTTGCGCCGGCATCCACATCCGAATTCATTTCAACATAAACAAATTTAGAATTATTATCGTATTCGCCGTAAGTCTTAAGCCTCTTATCGTTAGCATCCCATTTGCCATATTTATCGCCGATTACTCGTGCTACATATTTGGGGGAAGTGGGATCTAAACTCAAATTATCGTATCTCTCCATAACTTGAACATTACTATCAGTGTCGTTGAGGTTGCGAATAATAATAGAGAAGGTCCCATATTCTGTTATAGTAGTACTAGACCCCCGAATGTTCGCGATTGAAACTTTACAATTTTTCTGTAGCCATTCGCCATGGCCGCGGCCGATGAGCCGGAAAAGCTTCTGCTGTCTAAATGGAACATATGAAGCAGGTTGTCCTAAATCTTGGCCAATAAACCAGCCGGCGGCCGCCTCAATGGAAGCTTGAGAAGCCATAGTCCAGGGGCCCGTAGAAGTCCCTTTAGAAATCGCCATTATAGTTCCAAGGCAGCCCGAGGTGAAGCCCCGATCTCTCAATTCTTGCTCATAAGTTTCACCGAGCCAATAGCTTTTCGCTGTCTCGGTGGTATCAGCATAAAAGGTCGAAGAACTCACAAGCTGAGGGTTAGTGTTAAAAACCTTGCGTACAAAGGTGCCCTTGGAATCGTCAAAGCCGAATCTGACTTTTTCAGATTGGCCTACGCCGCCACTGATGACCATAGTAAATAAATTATCACTATCCGTTCCAATTATAACATTATTGGAACCTGTGGCATCAAGAATGGCAGTGCCTGTTCCCGTACCATTAAGAGGGACGCTTCCGCCATAAGTGGTACCGCTAAGATAGATGTCACCTTGACTCAGATACCAGACGGCTGCCAAACTTCCCGTTCCTAGATCGGCTTGGGTCTTGTTGGAGCTAGAAGTGAAAAGCCACAATCCATAAGCTCCCCCATTGCTTGCTGGAATGGGGCTAGCCGTCTTTAAAGTTTTCCAACCGGCGCCGGCATCGCCGCCGACGGCGCTTCCCTGGGTCGTCTGTTGTCCAAGTAGTCTAATATAAGTAAGAGGGGCAACACCTGGCCTCAGGAACGCCTTTGCGGCGTAAGTTCCATACATGGGAGACTGGAGGTTTCCATATCGGGAGATGTCTCCTCCGCCAAAACCCGGAACGGTATCACCGAACATTTCAACAAAATCGGAATAAGATTCAACAGTTACCGGTTGCATAGCCAAGCCTCGTCGGGCTCGTCCTATAACAACGGGCCCGATGGCCTGTGGACTTTTTGGGATGAAGGAGTTATCAATTTCGTTGATAAACACTCCAGGAGATACAAATTTAAAACTTTTAACTGACATTGTTGCGTTCC